GTCGGTTGCGGTGTCCATGACGGCCAGCGCACGGTCGCTGTCGGCGCTCCGTCAACCATCATCGGCACGCTCCCCCCTCGGCCGGCGACCTGCTGCCCGCACGCCATCAGCGGTGCGCTCAGAAGCAACGCGAGACCGAATAGCGTCAGCATTGCTTTCATGCGGCCGCTATCACGGGCGCGCTGATGAACCACTCCCACACCAGCAGCACCCAGCAAGAGACGTATGGCTCCTGTGCGTTCGACCCGCTCCTGGTCACGTTGATCTTGACCACAACCGCGTCCTCGTCTGTGTCATCTACGGTGAGTGCAATGTCGGTTATGTTTCGCGTTGCCGCGTCTGTAGCGGCACTGGCTGTCTGCGCAAGCTCGAGCACCGTCGACGTGACGCCGGTATCGTCCTCGCGCATGGCCCGCTCGAACAGTGAGATGTTCAGCATTCCAGCGGTGGCGGTGGCAGTAGAGCCACCGCGCCCTGCGTGAGTAACCACGGTACAGCCGTAGTGCCCGCCGGTCTGCCCCGCAGTGGACGGCGTGGTGATGGTGAACATAGGCTGCGCAGAACCGGCGTTGATCTGCTTCAGTGGGATGAACTTGATGCGCGCGCCGCTGCTGGTGCCGCTGAAAACAAGCGTGGCGAGCAGTGTCAGCAGGCCGTCGATTTGCGCCTCGCCGCTGACCCCCGTTGCCAGCACGTGCGCGTTCGCGCCCGAGGCCGCTGCGTGGAGGCTATCCAGTAGGTCGGCGTTGAGGTTCGTCACCAGAGTTGTGCCCGGCGTCGCTACTCCCGCTCCGAGCAAACTGTCCAGTCGGTCGTGGCTGCCCTTGATGGTCTGGTCGGTCCCGCTCAGCCCCATCCCCGTCGAGAGTTCCAACTCGCGCAGCCGCCTCTCAATGTCGATCAGCCGGTCGATCACCGTCGGCTCGCCCACTACACCGCCTCCAGTTCCGGCGTCACGTCCTCGATGCCCTCCGGATCTACCGTCACTCCGATCGCCGTAACCTTGGCATCCTGCGTGAACGTCCGTCCGTACCGCACCACGAACATCGTCACCAGATCGCCCAGGCCGAACTGCGCCGGCCACACGCCCGGCAGCGGCTTGACCGTCATCACCTCGGAGGCCGCCAGTTTGGCCAGCTCCACATCACCGGCCGCCTCCAGGCTGGCTGTGAGCGAGTAGCGACTGCCGTTGTAGAAGCGTTCGCGACGTTTGTAGGCCGTGATGTCCCCCGCCGTGCTGCGTTCGACGATCTCGCGGTCGGCGCCTTCCCCCTGGCCTCCCACGTAAAGATAGTTGTAGTGCCCCAGCAGGTCCTGAGCGTACGTCATCCTGCTAAAGTTGCGCCGGTCGAGTGAGAACACCATCTCGTCGTTGACGCCGTTACCCTTGGTTCTGTCCAGCCCCCACTGCGGGTATTCGGTCTGGAACTCCACGCCCGTCGCGCTGGGCACAAAGCGCCAGTCAAAGCCGCCCTGCTTGGCTAGCTTTTGCAGCAGCGTCAGCAGCACGTCGTAACGCGCCTCGATCGTAGTGCTGGCCGCTGCCGTGGCATCGGCCTCGATGCTCAAGTCGCTGAACTGCCGCGCCGCCGCCGCGCTGGCCCCGAGATGATAGGCCACGTACTCCTTGGCCAGATCATCAAGCGCTCCCGTGCGGCTGTCGTATTCGTCACCACTCCCGGGCGTCGCCAGCCGCCAGGAGGCGTACTCGCACGCGCTGCGCGCATGGATCGTCCAGGTGTCGCCATCAGGGGCACTGCCGCCGATCGCCCACTCCTCGCGCTCTAGCAGTCCTCCGAAGACGATCACACCGTCACGGTAGATCAGGAGCCGCTTCATCAGGGTCGCACTGGCTACCTTGCTCGAGTTGGGCACGAGATCTACGCTGGCCCCCTCCAGGTCGTTAATCGCCTGGCGATACGACAGCTTGGCCCACGAGCGCGCCGTGCCGCTGTTGGCCAGCAGCGCGCTGCGGGTATAGTTGTCGTTGCAGAGCCAGAGCTGATAGTTGGGCACTATCCTCGCTCCCCTTCCAACCGGACCCACTCAGGCCGCTTTCCGCCGCACATCAGCCACTCGACCGCCTCGAACGTAGCCGCGCTGAGGTCGGCGGGCAAACAGCGCGGTACAATCTGCATGGCCTGCGCCAGCGCAGGAGCCGCATAGTCGTGCGTGGGATCGCCCACTTTCAGCGCCCTCTCCAGGGCCGCTGTCTGTACCAACATCAGGAAGCGTTGCCGCTTGCTCACCGCTAAGCCACCTTCATTAGGTAGTACAGGCTATAGTAGGGCGGCAGGATGGAGGGCGCTGCTGCAGCGGTACTGCCGGACATTGCGACGCCAGAGCTCAGAGTATCGCCCGTCGCGTTTGAACCGCTGTTGAGCGTATCACCGGCGGTAGTATGGGTATGGGCAGTAGACGGAACGGTTGCCCCCGCCCCTGCCTGCACTGTGGTTGTGTTGCTCCCGGTTCCGCTGGTAAGCGATAACGAGTGGTCGTGCGCCTGGACGACCAGATCGGCTGCATGTACGTGCCCCGCCCCCAACAGCGTTCCTGCCGTGTGCGTATGGCTGGCCGTGGTCGCGCCGCCCGTCGCACCCTTAGCGTAGGTGCTACCCGCACCAACGACGAACCGGTTCCGCAGATCGGGCGTAACCACGCCGCCCACCGTGTCACCATTGCACAGATGCCAGTCCTCATTGGCTATGCCCCCCACCATCGGCCGGTGGCTGTCGGTCCCGCCCAGTGTGCCGAACCACAGCAGGATGGCGCCCAACAGCACGCCTCCCGAGACTATGTCGGCAGCGTGCAAGCCGTCCAGGGTGTCAACGTTCACGTGCTTGGCCTGTAGGTCGGTAGCGTCCTCGATCGAGTCCTCGTCGATCAGGCCGAAAGCTACCACGTCCGCCTTGCGTCTCAGTACGTGCCCGTTAGTAGCAGCGACGATGTCCGCCGGCACGCCCGCGCTGTTCGCGCCGCGTCCAATCACCGAAACCCCCGCTTCATCCTCCATCTTGGCCTTCGTCACGGCCTTGGCCAGGATACCAGCCGTCTTGGTCTGGTTGAACTCGAGCGCTGCGCCGTTGCGCATCAGCACATGGCCGTCCGTCCCAGCCGCAATGTCGGCTGGATCGCCCACGCTGTTCGCCCCCCGCCCGATCACCGAAAGCGCCGCGCTGTTGCGCAACTTGCCGTCGGTCACTTGGTCGTCACCCACATGCGCGGTGTCGATAGAGCCGTCGACATAGTGCTGACTGTCGATCGTGTCATCCGGGATGGCGTCCCCGTCCACATGGCCATGCCCGATATAGCGCCGCTCATCGGTCAGCGTAATCACGCCGCCGGTGGTAATGTGCACCTGTGCCAGGCTCAGCTGCCACTTCGTGCCGTCTGTTTGCGTCAAGGCCGGTGCGGTTGGGGCCGGATCCTCCGTGCCTGCGACGCGCACAATCGAGGCGCTCACCGGCGAGGTGCTATAGTCGATCTCTAGCACAATCCGGTCGATGCGCGGGTGAGTCACGGGTGAAGCCACGTTCACATTGGCGCTGGCGGTGTTCTTAACCAGCTTGCCCTTGACGATAGCCCAGCCCGTAGCCACGGCCACCGGCGAGCTCGCGCCCGACACTGCCAACGCGTTCAGCATTCCGCGCACAACGCCCTGAGTCGCCGCGTCGCCCATCACAGACACTGCCTCAATCAGGTCGTCGAACGCCTCCGATGTGTATTCAGTGGTGTCAACTGGAAGGACTATCACTGCCATCATTACCCCCTATGCACCGATGTAGAGCGGGTTGTACGTCAGCGTCACCGACCCGCTGGTCACCAACGTCATGGTCACGTGGATGCTGTTCCCCCCGCGCTTCAGGCTCCAGAACTCGCTCGTCGCGCTCAGCAACTCGATGATGCTCGTGGTCGTACCAGCCGAGGCGTCGTACAGCTTCACGGTGCCCTCGGCCATGTCGATGTCGATATAGTCCCCTGTGTCCAGCGTCACGCCCCCAGCCGCCGTCAGCGCCAGCACCTTACCGGTGGCCTCGTTCTCTACGGTCGGGTCTTTGCCATTGTCGCCGACAATCCGAATCACCGGCCAGACCTCAACATCGCCGGGGTTGGTCACGTTGATGTGGGCGTCAATGCCTGTGCCGATGAACTCAAAGGGAGGCGTCACCGGGAATGTGATGCCGCCACCCGACATCGCCGTAGACTCGACGCTCTCTGCTTCGTAGAAAAACGGGGCGGGCGCGATGAACGTGTAGGTCAGCGTGCTCAGCCCGGGGCCCGCATGCTCTGCGTCCGGGCATTCCACCAGCCAGCAGTCTATGTGCCGCGTGACCGCATTGTCGGTATCCTCCAGAGTCAGCACGCCCAGCACATTCGTGTCCTTGTAGGGCGACAGAGCGCTCCGCATGGCTCGCTCGTAGGCCAGGCGCGAGGGTAAGCCAGACGTAGCTATCTCCACCGCCACGCGCAGCTCGCGCGGCCCGGTGTAGGGCGCGCCCAGCAGCGTGGCGCCGTCCTGGTAGGGCACGCGCTGCATGGCCAACTCGGCCCGGCTCATCCCAAAGCCGAACAGCCCGCCCTTTTTCAGCCAGGCGGTAATGCCATCGTTCAGCAGATAGACCGTGCCATCCGGATCGGTGTACGAGACTCGCCTCATGCGCCTGCCATTCTGAGCTGCCATTCCAGCCCGCGTGCCACGCGCTCGATGTTGCTCTCCCCGCCGGTGCGATGATCGTTATAGACGATGTGAATCCCGCCCCCGCCGGATCCGCCGCCTTGGCCGCTGGGCGTCACCTGCACGCGCTCGGGCCCGCTCTCACCCACGCCAATCAGCGTCGGCTGGTTGAACACGGCATCCAGCCCCGAGCCGTACCACTGCACGTCCATCCCCACCGGGATGTTGACGCCGAACACCTCTTGCCACTTGATCGAGAAATGGGGCATCTTGATCTTGACGCCGTCAAAGATGCCCGCGACAAAGTCCTTGATCTTGGACCACGTCCCCGTCAACCAGTCCCATGCGTCCTGGAAGGGCTTCTTGATGGCGGCCAGCAGGGCATCGCTGTTAGTGCCAAAGACCCGCAGGATCGCCTCAATGGTGTCCCCGACGATCTTTTTGATGCTGTCCCAGATCTCGACCAGGACGCCCTTGATGGTCTCCCAGGCGCCTTCCCAGTCGCCCGTGATGAGCTGCATCACCGCCTTGATCACGCCCAGCACCACGTTGATGGCCAGGCCGATCGCGGTCTTGATGTTCTCCCACATCTGCGAGACATAGCCCATGACGGCCACGCCGTGCTCTTCCCAGAACTTGCCGATGCCCGTCAGGATCGTTCGGATCCGCTGCATCACGTGGTCGACCACGTCCTGAATGAGCGGCATGTTGGCCAGGAACCAGTCCTTGATGAACTGGAACTTGTCGAGGAAGAACGTCTGTGCGTCGGCGGCAATATTGCGCAGCAGCCGCTGCATGTCTTCGATGATCGGCGCAAAGATCACCTGCATGCGCGACCAGATCACGTCCCACAGCGTGCCCAACCGCTCGATGACAGCGCCCATGCCGCCCAGTGCGCCGCCGGCGTTCCCCAGGCCCCCGAGGAGCTGCTGCAGCCACGCGATACCGGCCTGCACCAGCCCCCACAGCCGCTCAAAGAAGGGCGCGACTGTGCCGATCGCGTTCTCGACCCAGGGCAGCGCATTCATCGCCAGGTTGGCGAGGTACGTCGTGAAAGTGGCGATCACGGGCAGTAGCGCCCCACCGATCGTCTCCTTGAGGTTGCCCCACGAGGTGCTGAGTTTGTCGGCGGCCCCCTGGTTGGTGTTGCCGTAGGCTTCTGCGGCGCCGCCGAACTTGGCCTGCATGGCCCCCAGCGCCTCGGTCGCCGTGGCGCCTTCGCCCAGCACAATGCCATAGCGCGTCAGCATGCCGGTGTTGCCTTCGTGCACACGCCCCACCAGTTCCGCCGCGGTGCTCAGGTCGATACCCTTTGCCGCCGCCACGTCCTGGGTGAGCCCCATCAGATCGAGCGCTGTCTGATAGTCGCCGGTGGTCTCGGTCAGCTTCTGAATGGCCGCGCGCCCGGCCCCGTCGTCCAGCGCCGTGCGCCGCAGCTCCGCCGCCAGGTAGGTCTCGATGGCCGCACTCGCAGTGTCCCAGTCCGCGCCCGTATTACGCACCGCCTGGCCCAGCAGCGCGATGCCGGCTTGCTCTTCCGTCGCTGCTGCAACGCTGCCCTTGAGGAAGTCAAAGCCCGCCTTCACGCCGGCCACTACTGCGCCGCCGATCGCGAGCTTCTTGATCGTCTCTCCGAGGTTGAACGTCTTCTTCTCAGAGCTCTCCAGGCTGTCCTCCAGCCCCTTAGAGTTCCCAAGCAAGTAGACTACAGCCTCACCCAGCTTGACTCCCACGCTAGAGCCTCACTCCCATCGTTCCCAGCAGCTCGCTCGCGCTCACCTGGCGATGCCCCGCGCCGGCCTCGCCGCCCGCCACGCCGCGCTTGCCGCCCAGCACCTCAGCGATCGCCCTGGCGTTCTCAACCGCCTGCAGGCGCGCCTGCCAGCGTTGCCTGTGCACGTAGGCCACCGTCAACTCTCTCAGCAGCAGGGGGTCCAGTTCGTCATCCCACAGCCCCCACTGGCTGAGCGCTATTTCACAGTAATCGGCTGAGTTGCGCGGCCACGCTGAATCAGCCCCCCGATCTTCTGCGCCAGCGCCCCAAAAGGGTATGCCAGCTTCAGTACCTCGATGAAGCCGTTCATCAGCTCGCTGTCATAGGCTTCGGCCACGATCCGCTCTTGGTCGGCGGCCAGCACCGTCGAGTATGTGAACAGAAGTTCCGCCAGCAGATCGGGCGCCGTGATCACCGTACCGGCCGTGTCGCGCAGCAGCGCCACCATCGCCCCGGGGTTGGTGATCTCAGTATCGCCGGCCTCTTCCAGACGCTGCACCAGGTTGGCAAACGGAACGCGCAGCCGTTCACGCCACGCGGCGTTCTCTCGGCTGCGCAGTTCATCCACCTGATAGTCGCGTCCGCCCAACGTCACTTTGACACTTCGCGCCATCGTCCTCTCCTCAGTGTTGAGGGGCGCTTGTGCCGCCCCCATCGTTTGCCTCGAGCCTCTAGCTGGCCTCGCTCGTCACGCGCTGGAACAGGACCAGTTTCTGCCCGGCGTTCTGCGTGGTATCGGCCAGTGCCTTGACCTGGATCGGGACGCCCACGTACTCATCGCTCTTCTGGCTGAACTCCAACGCGCCGTTGAGCATCGCCGTGCCCTTGTGAACGAACACGCGGATCGGCTCCTCTTCGTCGTTCGCGTTGATGTACAGCCCTTCAAAGCCCCACGCCTTCTCGGTGAGCGTCGACACGCCCCCCAAACCGGTCTCTTCGTAGCCCTTCTGGCCGACGTCCGGCGAGGTAGTGGTCACGGTGTTTTGGTTGCTCGCAGCCAGCTGGAGGTACTCGCCGGTCAGCTCGGCCAGCACCGTCTCGAGCGTGACGCTCTCCTTGATGCGGGTGCGCTTGACCGAGGCCAGTTCCTCTTCGACTTCGATATCCGCCTCTTCGCTCTCATAGGCCAGCGTCAGCGCCTCTTTGGTGTAGCCCACCCGCGCCCAGTTGCCGCCCCACGCCGCGCCATAGGCGATGCTGCTCTCGTCGGGCCGGGTCTCGCCCACCGGCGCCGCCCACAGCACGGCCCCGCTCTTGATGATGTTTGCTACCGTCGGAGTGCCCATCTGTTCTTCCTTCCCGCTATGCCTTCAGCACAGCGACGGTGAGGCCGTCTACGTCCGAGAGCGTAAACGACGCATAGCCGTTCGCGTCGTTGTACACGTCTTTGGACAGCTTGCCGATGAACTTGTCGCCGGTCGTCGCGGGCACCGCCACGGTGCGGTCGGTGATGGCCAAGCCATCTACGGTCCCTGGGGTGGGCAGCGTCACGGTGCAGATGACCGCGGCGCTCTTCTTGAAATGCAGAATTGTGCGCCCGTCATTCGCGAACTTGTACGTGTTGGCCGTAGACAGCGATCCGGTGTATACCGCCGCTAGCCCCGTCTTCACGATGTCTTGTACCGCGAGAGTTACATCTGCCATGGTAGCCTCCTATAGCTGTCCTAGGGCGCCCACTTCCCAGACTTCGCTGTGAAAGTCGAGCGACCGATACTCTGTTCCGCCAATCGTTGTCCAGCCGGCGTCACCGGCCACGATCTTTGAGTCCCCGCGCGCCTTGAGCCGCTTCCCCAGTCGTGGATCGGCCTCTACCATCGCCGGGATTGCGTTCACTAGCTCTGCCAGCTCCTCTTCCGCTGCGAGGTTGTCCTGCCAGCGAATGCACAGCCGGTGCAAGGTGCGGTAGCGCACCCGCACCAGTTCCCCGTCGTAGCTGCGGTCGAACGACTCCAGCACGCTGTACAGCGCCGGCACCTGGTGGATAGCCGTCGGCTCACCTATGATCAGGTTCAGATCCGTCTCTACCACCAGGGCGAAGCGCTCGTGCAGCCCCTCGAGAACATCGCTGTAGCTCATTTACTCTTCCCGATCGCTTCTGACAGCGCGGCCTCGCCGGCGTGTCGCAACATGCCGGCCAGCGCGTCCCCGCTCGACTCCAGCGACTGCTTGAGCCACGGGTTGGCCCGTGAGCCCGGATGCTCCGCCGAGCCGCGGTACACCACATGCCCGCCGGACGGGATGCTGAGCGCGCGGGCCCCGTATAACGGCACCGGGTGCGCCCTCGTCCCTTCGTGTACCAGGTGCGCGTGCGGCGCCTTTGAGCCCACTGCCCCCTGCATCCCGTCCCGCTCGACGCGCCCAAAGATGCTCTTGACCAGGTTACGGGTCTTGCCAATGGGCGTGCGCTCCAGCGCCTCGGCTTTGAGCACTTCCACCATCTGCGGCATGAGCGCGCGTAGCGTCTCGCGCGAGACCGCCTGCGCGTTAGGCAGATCCACCCGGTATTCCGTGTCGATCCCCTTTGCTTTACTCATGCACCGTGATACCTCGCATTTGATGCTTCACGCGATGACAGGTCCACCAAGCGCCCTGTTGCGCGCCCCCGCGATGATCATGCGCTGCTGGTTGGTGAGGGCTCGCTGATAGCCCACGGCCCCGCCGCCTTCGACACCGATCACGTCCGAGTACAGCCCGCGGTCTTTCCCGCGCCACAGGTTGACCGCGACTTCCAGCGTCACCTGCACGATGCTATCGGGCGGCGTGCCATAGCCCCATTCCGCCGTCACTCGGTACCAAGTGTCCGCACCCCAGCCGCCGTTCGCGTACAGCCGGCCATCATCCAGCGCGTCGTACTCGGTCACCGCGTCGGTACCCTCGCTGAGTGTGCCCTTGCCCGAGACCGCGTACACCGCCGTGACGCTGCCCAGCTCATAGGCCGGCAACTCGAGATACTGACCGCCCACCGCACGCACATCCTTGGCCGCCGCCGCGCTATATGACGCGTAGCTGAAGCCTAGTGCCATGTCGACGATGTCGGTTGCGCGACTCAGCATCTCGCCAAGCAGCGCATCGTTCGCCGCCGATACCGTCACCTGTGGCAACAGGGTGTACATTTCGGTGATCAATCCGTAGGACATGATCTACTCCGCCCAGGCGGTCACACTGAAGGTACAGGACTGGTTAGCGTCGCCACTGTCCACGATCGCCCAGCGCGCGCGCACGTAGGGCCCAAAGACGTAGGGCCGCACCGCGCCCGAGGCTGCGTCCGCGGTCACGTTGGTGACTGTGGCCGCCGGAGCCGCCGCCATGTTCAGCGCCGCGAACTCTTTGATCGCCGCCCCGTTGCCGGCATGCTGCGTGAAGTGGATCGCGTTGAACCAGGTCACGTTGTCCAGGCTGTAGTCCACATAGATGTCAGCCGTGTCGCCGGCATCGGTCGCCGAGGCCGTGATCGAGCAGACGATCAGCAGCCGGCGCCGTTCTCCGTTCAGTTGCACCGCCGTGCCGTTGGCGCCTGCCGTGCGCGCCGCCGAGGCGGCCAGCGTGAGTAGCTCGCCCTGCAGCAGCTCCACCCCACGCGGCCCTTTGATGCCCATATGTCATCCTTCCTGCAGGCGGAGGGCTTCGGGCCCCTCCGCCCACGCTGCTAGAGTCTAGTCCGCGTCCAGAGCCGGGCTGCCGCCAGCGCCCTTGATGATGGCGATGGTGCCCGCCGTGTTCGCCACAAAGTTCTCGCAGTGCGCCATCGCGTCTGCCACGGCGTTGGCCGCGATCGTCGCTCCACTCGCCAGTCCGCGAGCGCCGGCGATCACGCCGGTGGTCCCCGTCAGCACCTCCAGGTAGGGCTCGCCCGCATCGGTGTTATGGACCAGCGGGTTCAGGACCATCAGCCCCTGGCTCAGGGTCGTGTCGCCATGGATGCACGCCACCGAATAGTCACCCATGCACTCGCAGTCTTCGATGCGCACGTTGTGGCTCGCGCCGGTCAACTCGATGCCCGCCTGGGCGCCCGCAACAGCGGGCTCCGCCAGGAAGCGGCAGTTCTCGATCACGGCGCGATGCGATCCGGCCTCCAGCTCCAGCCCGAGGATCATGTCGTCGCCCGTGGTGCCGCCCCAGTACCATTCGCAGTCCTTGAACCGGACGTCGGTCACGCCCTCGACCTGCACGCCGGCCACGACGGCCGAGATGCCGGCCACGAACCGCAGGTTCTGTAGCCAGACACTGGAAGCTCCGATGTTCACCTGGGCATCGGTGTCATCCAGCAGGAACGTCGGGCGCTTGTCTCCCCAGCCAAGGCCGATGATGGCGATGCCAGCTACGTCCGCGTCAAAGCCATTGGTCGCCACAAATGTTTCGCTGTGCCCGGGCATGACATAGATCACGTCGCCGAGGCTTGCCAGCCCGATGGCATAGTCCAGCGTTGCCAGCGGAGCATCCGGGCTGGCGCCAAAGCCGCCCGCATCAGAGCCTGTGCCGGAATACACAAAGAACCGCCGCCCCGTGCTCAGCCCCTGGTCCGCCACCACGAGGTTGCCGGCCAGCCACTGTCCAAACAGTTGAGTCTTCGCGCTCTGTTGAGTACCCATCTACTTTGTTCCTTCTCCGGGTTCTCCGGGTAGGGGCCGGTCAGGTCCCGGCCCCCGGTTGGCGCCCGTTGGGCGCTAGCTATCAGTCAACGATAGCGGAGGGCGGCGTAGCCTGCTGGTAGCGCTCCTGCAGCCAGTAGGTCACCGACGCAAAGTTGGTGGCTTGACCGCTGTTGCTCAGCGTGCAGCCCAGCACGTCGTATGCGCCGATGTCCGCCGGGTCGATCTCAAAGATCACCATCTTCTTCGCGATGTCCGCGGTCACCGCATAGTTCACCGCGGACGTCTGCTCCACCAGCGTATCGTCGGTGCCGGTGGCCTCGTTGGCCCAGATCCTGACCGCGCTGGTGAGCACGGCCGCGCCCGTGCCAGCCACCGCAGTCGCGCGCATCGGAACGATCGAGGTCGCGTGCGCCACCGCTTGGGTAAGCTGCACCACGATCCACGCCTTGATAGCGTTCTTGAGCGACACATAGTCGCAGGTGATGCCGCCGTTGGTCGTCACCGGCCCCGCGCTGGCATCGACAATCTTGAAATGCTCAGGCAAAGACTTTGCCATGTTCGTTACCTCCGAGTTGTCTTGGGCGCCGCCGCCTTCACGACGGCGCCATACTGCTCAGTTACGACAGTGCCTCGGCGCTACTACGCGCGCGCGGCCAGCGCCACGAACGGGCTCAGCGTGCTCGAGCCGTGCGCCGGGGTCAGCGCAGCATTCCACATCGGCTCGCCGTCCACGGAGTACAGGAATCGGAACACGCTCTCGTCGGTCAGGAACTGGACGTGGATGCTGGATGCCACCTCCACGCCACCGCGATCGGACAGCCCGTACTGCGAAAAGTCGGCCAGTACGATGTCGCCCCGGTCGCCAACGGTCTGGCAGTACTCGACCGGGATCACCTGGCGCCCCTTCAGGCGCGCATACGGCGTCTCCGAGATGCCGCCCGCCGGCAGATACACGGGCACGCCGCCCGCACCCACCGCCAGCGCCATATTGTCGAGCTGCGGCTCACAGTCTTGGTTGATCAGCCACACCGCGTTCTGGCGGCTGCCAGCCCACATGCGGCTCCACATCCGGTCAATGTTTTCCTTCACGATGGTGTCCGCGGACTGGTTGGCTTCCTTGGCCACCGACACCAGCGCCGGAGCGGCCAGCACGCCCAGGGGCTTGCCCGCACCGTCACCGTTCAGCAGCGCGTCCTCCGTCATGAACGCAATCTCCTGTGGCACGATCTGGTTCACCATCGCTTCGAGCGCCACGGGGTTGCGCAGCAGCTCGCTGGTGGCGTAGAACAGCACGGCCAGCTTCTTGGGCGCCAGTTCGATGTCGAGCCACTTGGGGGCGCTCCCGGTCATGCTCCCGGCCTCGGCCAGCCAGTAGGCCCGCACGCCGCCCCAGCGCGAGCCGGTCGCACGACTTGTCTCATCGATGCCGTGGATCTTGACCGAGTCCGCATTCTCGCCGATCGGTACCTTGAAGCAGCGGCGCACGATCTCACCAGAGCTGTACGCACGCTTCCAGATGCCCGTCGCGTACTGCTGCTCCATCAGGAAACCGCCCTCCGAGGGCTGGCCTACGTTCATGCCCAGGGGCGCGCGCACCTCGAGCAGCCGCTGATCGGGGGTCGCGCCCGGCATAGCCGCGGCCCGCACCGCCATCAGTTGCTCGCCCAGGCTGCCAAACACGGGCTTGGGCTTGGAGCCGTCGCCAGTCTCGGTCAGGGGCCGCTGGCCACCGCGCATCTCGGCCTCGCGCGCCACCAGACGCTCCTCGCGCTCGATCTCGCCGGCCAGCCGATCGATCTCGGTCTCCCGACGCCCGTACTCAGCATCCTCGTCGGCGGTGAGCCCGCGCTTCTCGCCGTCGGCCTTGCTCAGCATGCCGCGGCATGCCTCGATCAGTTCCTTGCGCTTGCGGCGCAGTTCCTTCGGGTCCATGTGTTACCTCCGTTAGTCCTCAACTTGTCTTTCCAAAAGAGCCAACCGTCGCCGTCTGATCTCCGAGTGGGGCGCCTGCTCCGGCTCGGTATGCTCTCCGTCCGAGTGCCCCTCCTGGGGCGGCTCGGGCAGGTAGAAGCCCTTCTCACTCATCCACGACCTGGCCACGACCGCTTCGGTGGCCGGGTAGGCCGGGAACGTCACCACGCTCACGTCGTACAGCGCCACCTCCAGCAGCGTGCGCTCCGCCGCCTGTTCGCCCTTCTCCCACACGTCCTTGATCGTGCGGAACTGGAACGACATCTGATCCACATCGCCCCGGTCCATGGTGGCCATCAGATCCCGCGCCCAGGTGGTGTCCGGCGGGGTGATCTCAAAGCCAAGGCCGTAGCTGTCCTCGAACAGGCGCAGCGTGCCGCTCTTGGTGCGCCCCAGCACATAGTTGGGGTCGTGGTTCTGCAGGGCCCGCACGTCGGCCTCCTGCAGCGTCTTGGTGAACGCCCCGGGCGCGATCCGTTCGACGAACCCGCCCAGGTCGTCTGACCACGAGTTAAAGACCGCCGCATAGCCAGTGAGCTTTGGCGGCTGGTTCTCCTCCGCTGCGCGGATCTCGAGCCTGGTCACCGGAACGATGCGCAGTTCGCGTTTGCTGGCCATGTGTCACCCCTTAGTCTGGCGCGATAGAACAGTCACACCCCAGATGGATGGGCGGATGCCCGATGTTGGACCTGATGTGCAGAGCCCCGTCCGCGCCGGCGGGCTGGTAATCCTCGCCTTCGCGTGCGAACGTCTGCTCGATGCCCACGATCTTGCCGCTCAGCCCGTTGCAGAACGGGCAGTTCTCGCCGTGCGTCACCCACTCGATCTTGCGCACGCCGTTCCCACGCCACACTTCCTTCGTCATGGCGTTCGACTCGCGCACCGTGTGCGTCATCGCCATCTTGTCGCCGCGTGTCTCTTCCCATTCGTCAAAGCGCGTCTGCAGCGCCCCGAGGGGATCCACGCCATCGCCGCTGGCCTTGTTGAGCACGCTGCGCAGTTGCCCCAGGCTCGACCAGGTGTAACGCGACGCCGCCACACCCGTGTAGCCGTCCACAAACTGCTCCAGTTCGTCCGTCATGCCCGCGTTGATGCCAATCTGGTCGGCCGCGTCCGCCTGGATCGCATCACCCAGGCTCATCAGCACTGGCAGCAACGCCCGCTTTACAAAGTCGGCGTGGCCGGCATAGAACTGCGTCAGCCAATAGCCGAACTCGGTCGCATCGCGCTGGCGCAACTGCTTCTCCGCTTGGCGCATCACGTCGGCCTCTTCACGCCGCAGCACCCGGCCCGTTGCCTCGACAATTAGCCGCCGATAGGTGCGCGCAATGCGCCGTCGGATCACCGCATGGCTCCAGTTGCGATCTCGCAGCTCCCCGGGCGTCATGATCGTGCGTGCCGGCAGCAGCAACGCGCGCGCCGGCGTGCCCCCCGCACCATTGGCGCCGTCGTCAGTGGGCGCCGGCAGCTTGGGCGCCGTTTTGCCAGCGTCGCTCTGCGACATTGCCACCATCTCGCTGGCCGGGATCATGTTCATCGGCACCAGGTACAGCTTGCCCTGGCCGTCCGGCAGCGGGTTCATGTTCTCGAGCTCGCGGATGTCATCAGCGCTCAGCCAGCCATTCTGCCGGCCGATCGAATAGGCGTTGTAGCGGCTCTGCAGGTCGCCACGCACCAGTCCGTCCAGTAGGTGCTCGACGAACAGCGTCTTCTGCTCGATGGGGGTGAGCAGGCTGGCCGTCAGGCGTTGCTCGATCCGCTCCACCCACGGCCGGATCGTGTAGACCACAAAGCCGATGTTCTGCTGCTCGATGCCCGTGCCCCACGAGGTGCTGCGCTCTGTGTCGCTGATCAGGTGGGGCGGGATGCGAAACAGCCGCGCGATCTCCGCTGTCTGGAAACTGCGCGTCTCCAGGAACTGCGCGTCTTCCGGGGCGATGCCCACCTGCTGCCACTTGACGCCCTCTTCGAGCACGGCCACGCGCTGGGCATTGTTCAGGCCCCTGTGCGCCGCCTCCCAGCCATCCTTCATTCGCTTGGCCCCCTCGGGCGTCACCTTCCCGGGGTGCTCCAGCACGCCGCCAGGTCGAGAGTCGTTGCCAAAGAAGCGGGCCCCGTACTCCTCTGCCGCCTGTCCCAGGGCGATCGCCTGCCTCGCCATGCGGATCGGCGAGTAACCGGTGATCCCATCGCCGCCCCACAGGCGCTCATGCAGGATCAGGTGGGAGTAAAAGCCCTTCTTCTCTCCGTTCGGCAGACGGTACTCATAGCCCAGGTGCCCGTCCGGCAGTCGCACCGGCGTCATGCAGTCGGGCCGCAGGGGCCACAGTGCCCTTGCATCGCCGGTGTACGGGTCCCTCTCGATCTCCGAGTAGTGGTTGCCCCACAGCGCCAGGTGCCCCACCTTCGTCTCGCGATACTCCATCGAGGTCATGTCGCCGTTGGGCCGGTCGTGCAGCACTGTGTAGAGTGGGTGCTCAGTCGCTCGCTCTTTGCCCCCGCCCGACAGCCGCCGGTACAGGATCAACGGGAGACTCGAGATGGTGTCCGTCAGGATCGTCACGCACGCGAACACCGGCACGCTGTAGAGCGATGTACCGGGCGTGATAATCTTGCCCGTCGCCGTGTCGCCACCCGCATTCCTGGCGATAATGGCGTCCATCTCCGCCAGGCTGATGTTGTTGCGCTGTTGGAAGAGCCGACCAAACGGACCTTTCACAGCAGTAGCATCTCCCGTTCGTCGTATACGCTGTTGGCTGCGGGCTGCTGGCGCATCGCCCTGTCGAGCGCCATCACCCCCGCCACAATTCCGTCGATGCGCCCCTGGCTCTCCGCCTTGTCGGGCTTCAGGTTGCCGGCCGCGTCCTGCTTGACCGCCACGCTGTTGGCCATGAACCGCAGGATCGGGTGGCCACCGTGGTGCAGCTTCTTGCCAAGCAGCCGCCGCTCAAACTCTTTCATCGGAATGGCCATGCTCAGGAATCCTTGCCCCATGCCAAACACGGTCAGCCCCTCATCGGTCAGTTCTTGCGAGAGCTGGTATCCCTGGAACAGTCGGTCCACGTTGAGATCGACCAGGCGGAACCGCTGCGCGTCGGCCAGGATCTGCGCCTTGACGAACTGATAGTCGACCGCGTTGCCACCCGTCACGCTCAGCAGCCCCGCGGCCGCCCACGCCTGGTACTGGTCCCTGTAGCGGTTGGTCTCATCGTCCAGCCGCGCCTGCGGGCACCAGAACCGCGCCAATATGTCCAACTCCTCGGGGTCGCCGTCTCTCGGGAACACCAGCACCCACGCCGTGATGTCACTCACCGCCGACAGGTCCAGCCCGCCGTAGCAGGTGCGCCCCGCCAGCGCGGCCTCGTCTACCTCGCCTGCGTTCTCATCCCACAGTCCGAGGTCGATCCATCGGTCAGACTGCTGTGTCCACTGGTTGAGGTGCAGTCGTCGAAAGGAGTTCTGCGCCGCAGGCAGCCGGCGGGCCTTGTCGCACTTGCGCTGCAGATCATCGGGCTTGACTGATACGCCATAGTTCGGGTTAGCCTTGGCCCACACACTGGGATCCGTCCAGTCATCGCCCTCGTCGAGGCACGCAATAAAGCCGAGCCAGCTATCATCCTTGACCGCTCCCTCCAGGATCTGCCGCGCGTACTCGTGGTGCTCCCAGCACACCGAGTTCTGGTCGTATCCCGCCGTTGTGATCTCGAACTGCAGCGGCTGGCGCCGTGCGCCGGTTGCCGTCTCGAGCACGTCCACGACACCGCGTGTCTTGTGCGCGTGCAGCTCGTCGATGATGGCCCCGTGCACGTTCAGTCCGTCCAGCGTGTCCTCGTCTGCGCCCAGTGGCCGCAACACCGAGCTGGTGGGCTCCACCAACAGCGAGTCCGACGCTCGCCAGTACGTGATCATCTTGGACAGCGCGGGGCTCGCGGCTCGCATCTTGACCGCCTCGCCCCACACGATCTTGGCCTGGTCGCGCTTGGTGGCCGCAACGTACACCTCGGCGCCGCTCTCGCCGTCGGCCGTCAGCATGTATAGCGCGATGCCGGCCGCCAACGTCGACTTCCCGTTCTTCCTGGGCAGCTCAATGTACGCGGTGCGGAAGCGCCGCAACCCATCAGCGCGCTTCCATCCAAACAGCGCCCACACCAGGAACTGCTGCCACGGCGCCAGCACGAACGGCTGGCCGGCCCACTCACCTTTGGAGTGGCGCAGGAACCCGAAAAAGTCGATGGCATGCTGCGCCGCTGTTCTGTCAAAGTGCAATCCGCGCTCGGCCCCTGTCTCCAGATCGCGGAGGTGTCGCTCGGCCGCGAGCTTGATCATCCGGCTCGCCGGGATCGTCCCGTCTATCACGCCGTGCATGTACGCGACGGCGGGATGCTTACTCACCGACCACCTTGGCCCTCAGGAACTTACTGAACTCGTCTTCCTGCTTGGGCTCGGGCACCGACACCCTACTGCGGCTCGCTGGCGTCAATCCGAACTCGACCAGGAACGCCTTCATGAGCTGCGCAGCTTTTTGCGCGATCGCGACCTCTGGCCGCTGCTGCATGTACCCGCTGGGGCACAGAATCGTCAGCCCCTGGGCGCTCAGTATCTTCTCAGCCTCGACATAGCGGGCCCACCACTGGCAGTAATTGGCCAGTGCCGCGCGATCCACCATTGCGAGGAGTTGCAGGCGCAGCAGTTCGGGCACGATCCGGGCCCACTCGCGCTTGGCCTCGGGCAGCAGCCACTCGGGGCGCGTCGGAACGCCGGCGGCAAAGCGCGGCTCGCGCTTGTTCAGCGGCCTGTGCCCTGGATTCCCCGCAAGTTCGCGGAGTGCTGTCGGCTTGGGTGCCGGCCCTGGCATCGCAACCCCCTCAGGCATCCTGCGCGCACACGTCTCCCCCTGCACGCAACGGTCTACACGCCACGGTTACAGACTTTTGGCCCCGCCCCGCCATCCCCCGCCATCCAGCATTGCCGTCTTGCGGCTGTGACAGGAATGACAGAGCGACTCCAGGTTCTCCCACTCGTCCGTGCCACCCTGGGCCCTTGACACGATGTGGTCCACGTCCGTCGCGTCGTCCCCGCACATGACGCATACCGGGTTGGCCCTTAGGAACCTCGCCCTTGTCATGCGCCACTTGTGATCGTACCCACGTCCTGCAGCGCTCGGCCTGGGACGCTCCGCGAACACCCGCGGCGCTCGCGCGTGCTCTGCGCATCGGCCCCGATCCACGGCCGGTCTCGAGCACCCCGCCTGGGAGCACGGACGCAAAGGCCTATCAGGCATCCCCTCCCCTAACCCGCTGCGCCATTGACGCCAGCGACCAAACGAAAAAGCCCCCCGAGAACGTAAAGCTACGTTCTCGGGGGGCTCATGTCCGACTTGCGCCCGTAATCTATTCGGTTGACGCCCCTATACTATCACGCCATTACGGCCGTGTCAACCGTTTGGCTATTCTGCCTGTGCCATGGGTTCAGATGCCCACACTTCGGACACTCCACCCCCACCGACTCAGGCCGCAGCACCACACTCCCCGTAACGCGTGCCTCTCCGCACACCACCATGGCCAGCTTCGAGTCGCAGTTCTCACAGCGCCACACCTTACAGGTCGTCTTGTGCTCCACTCCCCCTCCCTCACAGCAACCTCATCTGCGGCCCACGCTCAAAGCCTCTCTGCTGCACCACCACCTGCAACGGATACCACCGGAAGGGCGCCCCCTCTCGGTTCCACGCATCGCACGTCTGCTGGCACTCCTCCTCTGTTCGACTAGCGAACGCATCGCCCACTGCGCACTTCCGAGGATGGTTCGGATGGTCCGTCACCGGGATCCACACCACGGCCCCCGCCACCGCGATCATGTCATCACCTGCTGCGCCACCGGTGCCGGCCCGCGCAACGCCTTCCCCACCCTCGGAGGCGGCCCCAGTTTGCGCTCCAGCTCCCCGCGAATGCTCTTGAACAGGTACGCCATTGGCCGTTGCACGGACTGCATCCGCTGCACCATCGTGCCCATGTCATTCACCAGGCGGATCATGTCCGGCGCGCGGATCTGCGGGTACCCTCCCCAGATCGCGAATATCTGCGTCAGGTTGCTCTCGACGGCCGCGCCATCCTTCAGCGCCCAGCTCCACTTCCGTATGCAGTCCCCCAGTTCCGGGGATTCGGTGTCCATGGGCGGCTCCGAGCCCGAACCATCTATCGAAATCGAATCAGAAGCCTCAGAGAAGGCCGAATCGAGCGCCGCGCCAGCGGCGCGCACGCTCTCGATCTCGTCTCGGTCTGTATCTTCTCTTTTCTCGTCTCGATCTGTATCTGAATCTAATCTATTCTGTGTTGTGACAGCCTCGGCGGCACTTGTGACAGGCTTGTGACATGGTTGTGACGCGCGATGTTCGCGCTGCCTGTCACGCGCTGCTGGGCGTTCCTGCGACGGTGGCTTGGCCTGGCGCTTGCCATAGTTGGGCAAGTACAGCATGCCGTCACGTTCCTCCACCATCCCCCTGTGCATGAACGTGGAGACGGCCTCACGCATCTCCGAGGGCTCGCACCGTATCATCCAGGCCACCCTGGCCTCGGTGTCGAGCTGACCCGTCTCGTGCTCCTCAGCATCTCGGGCGTCGATGTCCCCGGCCAGCGCCAGCAGCGCCGACCAGATGCCGCGCTGCGCCCACGTCAGCGTTCCCATGTCCACGTCGCGGTTGATCTCTGTGTAGAGCTTGACCCATGGTTTCATCGCGCCCCTCTCTGCTATCGCTTGCCCTGTATCTCGTGTCCCCGTCATAGCCGGCGGGCGGAATCAAACCGCCCCTTACGTCAGTGCCGGCTGTGTGCATCAGTCTCCGGCTCCGTACTCTCGCGTGTTCCGATTACCTCACATTGTGCGCCTCCATCCGTACTGCCGTCGCCCAGGCCCACAGCGTTGGCTACAGAGGATCCCTCCTTTCGTGGTTGGGTTTTGTTTTTGGGCCTGCCAGGGGCGGGGGCCGGAATTGAACCGACGAGACCAACTCCATACCCCGGGCGGGGTTCCCCCCGCTGGTGTTACCCATGCTTCCCGGGGCCGGGATTCGAACCCGCTCTAACGCCTGATCGTTGCCCCGCCCATGTACGCTACCCGATCTTGAGCACACCACGCTCGATCTGCTTACGCCTGCGCTCGTTCTCTCGCTTGTGGCTGTACTTCGGCCTGCCCGCTACCATCGCCATAGGCGCTCGCTCCCAGTATCTCTTGCGCATGTGCGCAGTCCGGTTCACATGCTGTCGTCCAGTACCCGTTCCCAGAAAGTCAGGCAGTCTCATCGCACTCCTTTCATCTCGCCGTCTCTCCGGCTGCCACGCAACTTTGGCATGTGTCGCCGTGAACGCTTAGCTCTTGTGCGCAACCACAAAGTGCGTAGCCTTGCGCTCTAGCATCTTCCCGAGCAGCCGGTCATAGGTGCCGCCGGGCAGAGCGCCGTATAGCGCCGACTCCAAGGCCTCAGCCTCTTTGCTGAAAATCGCGTCAGCGAACCCTAGAGAGACTATCCCGCCGGGGAAAGCCGTCTCGATGGAGACTACTACGTCCTCAACAACTTGGTTGCCTGTCGCCTGCGCCTTGTAAACGTGCAACATGCCTGGCCTCTCCTTGCTTTTGCTTGGCACCATAGGTCCCATCGGACCTCTCTGTCCTACGCCGTCACCACCACGCGTGCGGCCCGCTCCCACGCTGCCTGCATCGGCGCCCCTACCGCCCGCTCGATCGCCGCGTCGATCTCCCCGGGCGAGTTCCCAGTGCCCGGCAACGGCAACTGCGTCGTCTCGTCCAGCGCCGCACCCAGCTCCAGCGCCGCGGCCTTCTTTTCCGCCTTGGCCATCTCCAGGTCGTTAGACTCTCGCGTCTTCTTCAGCGCCTCCTTGGCCTCCTGGAGGGCGTACTCGGCCGTCACCGCGCGCTGGTGCGCCCTCGCGATCCGCGTCAACATCTCGCCCTGCAAAGTCGCCATGTCCTCCTCCTACCTCAACAACTCGTCCACGTCGTCATTCGCCAGCATCCGTACTGGCAGCGCCTGGTCCCGCACCTGGCTGGCCACCACAGCCAGGATGCCCTCGAGCTCGTCCTGGCCAAGCATCAGCCATTGCAGCGACTCTTTCACCGCCGCCTCCAACTGCTCGCGGCCCAGACCCACCCACTCGCGCTCGTGCAGCCGAAACAGCCGTTTGGCATAGCTCTCCAGGTAGCTCGGCAGCTCCGGCAGCGTCGGCTGCGCCCTCACGCGAACATCCCCTGCTGCTTGGGCTTGGCGAGCCCGTCACGCTCTTCCATATAGTCGCACAGCGCCACCATCGCCGCGCTCAGCGAGCCCGTCCACTGCCCCACGCGCTCATAGTGCTGGCCAGTGGCCTTCTCGAACGCCATCAGCGCGTCATGCCCGTCCATGCGGTACTCGGCCAGCTGGGCCGTGAATGCGTCCTGCGTCGCCTTGTCCTTCCAGTTCGCCGGCCCCTCGGGGGGCGCGGAGGCGACCGCCTCCGCCTGTGGAGGCTGTCCCGACGTTACCGGTACACTCCGAACACTACCTTCGATGATGTCCCCGCCCTGTTCGTCGTCCGGCATCACCACTTGGCCGTCCACCACATCCGCCTCGAGCATGTCCGGATCCAGCACGTCCGGCGCAAAGAACTTGATCCCGTTGCGGAAAGTGGCCCACCCCAGCATGACGCGAGGGTTCTTCCAGGTGAACTTCTCCTCGTACTTGCCCGTCTCCTTGTTGTTGGCCTTGTCCCACCCCGCTGCCTGCGCTTCCTCTATAGTGACGGCGTGCTCGTACACACGCCCGTCGCTCCGAGCGAACGTCACGGCGCACCGCTTGGCGGTCATTTCGGTGATGGTGTACCGGTGCCCGCGATCGAGGTAGCGTTGGATCATCAGCCGGGTGAACATACCGATCTTGCCGTTGATGATGAACAGATCCTCAAACGCCTGCAGCATCGGCAGGCCCAACTCCTGCCCCTTGAGTGCGATGACGATGGCCTGTTCGGGTGTCTTGATGCTCGCAGGCAACAGACCACTTTTGACCATGATCTCGGCCCGCTCCCTCATCTGGGGCAGGCTCAGCGTCAGTAGGCTGTTCTGCTGCGTCCTCACCGCCGGTAAACTGCTCATGTATTCCTCCTCACTCTGCTCTTTGGATCGCCTGACGCGAGTACTCTCGCGCCTGACGCCAGTACCCTGGCGCCCTTACCGACCCATCCGCTCCAGGCGCCCTAGCACCCCTGCGCCCACCACCAGCGCCAGCAGGATGAACGCTATCAAGTCCAGCCCCGAGGCCGCCAATAGTGCGATCATGGGTTCACCTCTGTACACTCGTGCGCCTCAAACCAGTAGCGCAGCGTGTTGGGATGAAGCACAGCGATGGCTACCTTTTCTGCAAAGCCGTCATCCCAGTGCTCTGCGACCGGACTCAATCCAAACCCAGTGATCACCTTGACCCCGCAGCTCGGGCACACCCATTCGTCGGCGTTCCAGAGCCTGTACGGTTTGGGCGGAGCGCAGAACGTCTCGATGACCTGGACACCGCTCTTAATGTGCTGCAGCGCCACCATGCACTTGCTGCACACGACTGTCGTCATCCCCTCACCCCTCCTTGCTCTGCAGGGCGTCTCTCGCGCAGTCATAGTTGGTCACCATCTGCGCCGTGCGTGTCCACTCGTCCACCTGCGCCCGCGCCTGCTGCAACCGCTCCACGATGCCCTCCATGAGCAGCGTCCTGCCGTACCGCTGCACCTGGTGCCCACACAGCATCAGGGCCTCGTCCACCAGCACCCCCACGGCCCCAGCCGTGAACCCGGGGAGCTCGAATTGCGCTCTCTCGATGTCAGTTCGCCTGTGTGATCGCGGCATCGTCGGCCTCCACCTGGTGGCGCGCTGCACTCATCAGCACCCCCAGCACCATCGGAACGCCCCACAGCGCGTCCAGCAGTACCACCACGAGCATCACGCCCATGCCGGCGATCGCCCAGGCCGTCGCAGCGATCAACAGGTTTCCAACCACTACCTCCAGCCAGCTATGCGCGCTGCAGAACGGGCCCACTCTCGGATGCTGATTCAGCCAGCACACCAGCGCCGCATAGCCCACCGCCAACAGCCCCGCGATCGTCACAATCAGACCCCAACCCGGCGCCAAAGTCACAGTCATCGCTCTCCTCCCTCGCGGCCGCGATCTCGCTCACCGGCCCCATGCCATAGTCCTCTCGACACATCCAGCAGCGACCCGCGTTCGGTGCGTCGTGCGGATGCTGTTCATCCCCCGACCGCTCCAACAGGATGTCGCAGCAGTCGCACCTCGGCGCGTTCCTGGGCGCTCGCAACGTGTTCCTGCCCAAACTGCCCCTCGGCGCCGGCCAGTGGTAAAACCCGCACGGCGTTCGCGTCGCGGCGATCGCGGCCAGCGTCTCCCTCGGGATCGCCCAGCACGCCGGCCCGCCCCTGGGGTGGATGACCCTCTGCGCATCCGGGATGCGGCCGTGCTGCAGAACACCGCGCAGTGTGCCCTCTGGCACGCCCAGCAAGGCCGCCGCTTCCTGCACCCGCACGAGCTCGTCCATCGCTACCTCGCCAGCGCGCGCGCCACGATGTTCATCGCGTCCCACAGCCACTTGATCAGCAGCGCCGTCCAAGCCAGCACCAGGACCACCAGCAGCAAGCAGGAGGCCGCTGCCCACCCGTCGCGCCTTGACTGGTCATAGTTTCTGCACCCGCCGCGCCGTGTGTCTGCCCGCGGCTTCCGTGTCGCCGTGCTTCCGTCGCACCAGTCATCACATACGTCCGTGGCCTCGTGCCTGCCGGGGTGCTGCGCACACGTGCCGGCGCAGTCCGACGCACCCCCGTGTGAATCTAGATCGCACCAGTCAGGACAGACCCAGTGCCCGCAGTACCAACAGATGCGCTGTGTGTCTGTCATGCCGTCGCCTCGTGCACGCTTTCGGACGTCTCGCTCGCGCCCGCCAGCAGCCTGAAAAGCTGCTCGTACTCAGCCACCAGCCCCTCGAACTTGTGCACGGCCTCGATGATCACAGTCGCCTCGTTCACCTGCTCAAGGTCGAACGGCACCAGGCCCTGTGCGACCTTGTATGCGCCGGGCACAAACGACGGACCCTCATACACGCACCACCGCAGAAGACCGACGGCCGTCCAGAGGACATCCGCCTCGCCGTTGTTCGCCCACGCCCAAGCGTGTACCTCCACCGAGTACCTGCCGACTTTCCGCACCTCGTCGAACAAGTCTTTGCAGTGCGCGTTCCACTTACCCTTCTTGCTCATGCGTTCACCTCCGCCACTACCTCGGCCTCGACTCTGCCCAGAATGCCCGCGATCTGCATGATGTGGTCGTACACCGTGTTGGCGCGATGCCGGCCGTACACCGCCTGGTACACCTTCAGCCGCGCATTGTCGCAGCGCAGGTTCCACGTGTAGGCGTCCTTGGCCGGCGATAGCCCCAGGTCGAGGCCCTTCTGCAGCGTCGCACGATAGGCTGCCAGCGTCTTGCCCATCACTGCTTGCCCTCGTCGAGCGTTGCATCCTGCTCAGCCCCCGGCTGTGCCGCAGCCGCCGCGGCCGCCGCTGCCTCGTGCTCCGCCAGAATCTGGTAGATCACCCGCCACGCCGCTACCTTTGCGTCAAAGCTCGGCTTGTCAGCCATGGGTACCTCCTAGCCGGTCGCGCACGCCTCTCTCGCCCAACGCTTGCCGTGCATGATCAGGCTCACCATGCTCTCGTGTACTCCGAACGCCCGCCCCACGTGCACCTGCCGCTCGCCGGCCCTGCAGCGCGCGCGGATCTCCTCTGCCCGAGCAAACGAAAGGTGGACGGCCGGCTTCACCGCGGCACTCTCCCGCTTGCGCCGTTCTACCCCGTCCACCCATCGCCCACGCCGCTTGGCTACACAGTCCAGCATGTTGTCGCGCGCCGTTCCCAGGAATAGATGCTCTGGGTTCACGCACGCGCGGTTATCGCAGCGGTGCAGCACCATCTTGCTCGCTGGCACTGGCCCGTAGGTCAGCTCCCACGCCGCGCGGTGCGCCTTCGTCACCCTGCCGTGCAGCCGCAGTTGCCCGTACCCGTTCGGCATCCGCGTCCCCTGCCACTCCAGGCAGCCACCGGCTCCCCGCGTCACGTGCGCCCAGAACTCTTGTTCCGTCACTGCGCGACCTCCGCGCCTTCCTGGACCGCCGCCAGCGCCTCTATCGCCTGCTGCACCGTCACGATCTCGCCCTCCAGAATCCCGAATGCCAGCTCGCGCAGCTCCTCCGGCGGGAACCCATACCCCGTCAGGATCGCGCCCAGGTGCTTGTCGCTCATCCGCATGCCCCGCTCGAACACGCTCAGCAGCGCTGCGTCGATGCCAGTGACCGACTGCATAGCGGCCAGGTTCAGACCCCGCACAGCCCGTAGAATCCGCATCTGCATTCCGAAATCCATGTGCTCCTCCTGACTATCTATCCGCACCTAGATGATAGCAGAAGTCGCGCCCCATGTCAATACCCTTGTGGCGCTTTTCCGAGGATGTTTTGTGCTATACTTTCAGTGAGGTGCGAATTGTGAACCGCCTGAGTGCACGCGAACTTGCAGTAGCCGAGAGGGTTCGCGAGAGACGCGCTGAGCTCGGGCTCAGCCAGACGGACGTGGCTGAGGCGCTGGGGCTGTCAAAAGCCGGTTACGGGCACTATGACAGGGGTGTGCAGCCGTTTACCGTCGACCAGCTCTTCTCGCTCTCGCGCATTCTTGGGCGCAGCGTCGCTTGGCTCATCGGCCTCGACACCGGCCTCACCGAGCAAGAGGACGAGCTGCTCACGCTCTATCGCAGCGTGCCCGAGCGCGAGCGTGGTCCCCTGCTGCGCGTCGTCCGCGCCTACTCAGAGGACCACCAAGGCTAGTCGCGGGCCAGAAGAAGCAGAATGCCTCCCATACTTACCGACGCTCAGATACAGGAACTGATCGACGAACCCAAACCACTTCCCGATGACTATGAAGCACGTCTCACCCCCAAGCCCGCGCGTGGGCACACTGAACGTGATCTGCACATCACGGGAACCAGCGGGAACCACTTTGAAATCCGCATTCGCCAGGCAGTGCAGGATCCCTTTGACTTCTCGGTGATCCTCATGTACCATGTCCCCGGATCAAATGTTTGCATCAGGCTTCGGCGCTACAATGGGAGTCACGAGCACACCAACCCCATCGAGCGCACCAAGCTGGACGGGTTCCACATCCACAAGGCTACGGAACGATACCAAGCGCTGGGCCCGGTGCCAGACAAGTACGCCGAGCTCACTACTGCGCATTTTGATCTGAGGTCAGCGCTTGCTAGAATGCTTGCCGACTGTGGCTTCGTGATGCCAATCATTCATCAAGCGTTACTGTGCTAAAGCTGGTGACAGTATGCTCGCCACAGAGACCATCGAGCGAGAGTTTGAGGAGAAGGTTGGCGCCGAACTCCGCCTGCGACCACAGGGGCGCGGGCGCTATCGCATCTCAACTCCATTCATGTTTGATGATGGCGACCACCTCAAGATAATCCTCAAGGAACTGGGGAACCAGTGGGTACTCAGTGACGAGGGCCATACGTTCATGCACCTTACTTACGGGATGGACGAGCAAGACTTTTCCGATGGCCCCCGCCGCGAAATCATCGAGTCTGTGCTTAGTGCGTTCGATGTTGCAGACCAGGATGGCTCGCTGGTTATGCCGGTGGACGACGCGCACTATGCCGACGCGCTTTACAGCTTTATCCAGGCTATCCTTCGCATCAACAACGTCACCTATCTGCAGCGCGAGCGGGTTGTATCGACGTTCCTTGCCGATCTTCGCCAACTGCTCTCAGAGGCGGTCCCCTCCGCTCGGCTGACTACTGGCTGGCATGATCCGGTCCGTGATCCAGAAGCGAACTACCGGGCTGACTATCGCATCAACGGGGTTCCACGCCCTCTGATGGTCTTTGCACTCCCCAACGACGCGGCCACCAGATTAGCCACGATCACCATCCACCAGTACAAGGGCTGGGGGCTCTCGTTCCGGTCACTCGGCATCTTCGAAGACCAGACTCAGATAGGTCGCCGTGACCTGGCCCGCTTCACCGATGTCAGCACCAGGATGTTTGCCAGCTTGGGCCCGCGGCCGGAGATTACTGAGTACCTAGAGGAGATCATGGCCGAAGCCGCCTAGAGTCACGGCTCCCGGTCTTTTCGCCACACATCTCGCATATCTCATCCGCAATCGCTCTCAACATCGCCGCCAAGCGCAGAAGCACTCTCCGCTGCGCCTCATCCCGGATCCTGCGACGTGGCCACCAGCTTATCACGGTCTGCGCCTCCTGCGTTGTATAGCACGGTTGTTCTATATCATACTAGCACCAACCCTTTCGTCCCGTCAATAGCTTGCGCCGGCAATCGTTCACTGCAGTGAACATGCGCGCTGGATAGCCAGGCTTGAGAGGAGGTCCAGGTGGGACGTGTAACTGCTGATCAAGTGGCCGATTATATACTGTGGTTCGCACACGAGACAGGCGACTGTATCACCAACTTGAAGCTACAGAAGCTCGTCTACTATGCTCAGGCTTGGTGTTTGGCTCTTCATGGCAAGCCCTTGTTCTCCGATTCCCTCCAGGCGTGGGTACACGGCCCTGTGCAACCCGAGCTGTATCAACGGTTCAGGTGCTACAGGTACAACCCCATCGCAGAGGACGTGCACAAACCAGATTTGCCGGCATCTGTTGAGAAGCACCTGAATGAGATTATGGCAGCGTTCGGAGGGTTCACTGCCTATGACTTGGAGAGGATGGTGCACGCCGAGACCCCCTGGCTTGCAGCGAGGAAGGGTCTGCCTGCCGACGTGGCGTCCACTGCCGAAATCGACATGGACGAGATGAAGAGCTTCTACAGAGCGCTGGCGGATGGCAAAGACAAACAGAAAAATACAGTCCAATAGGCAACGCTCCTCTGGGCCCATTCAGCCCAGTCTGCTTCCGGTCCACCCATGCATTACCTTCTCATTCCGGCACCTGCAACTCGATGACCCGACGTTCAATGTCAGCGAGTGTGCTGGGCCATACTTCGGCAAACTACTAGGGCGGCTCAAGGACGTTAGCTCCATGCCTATTGATGAGTTTGTCGCCGCCGGCAACCACTCGCTGAAGGTCCATCCCATCAAGTGGGAGGAGACATCAAGACCGGATGGCTTCACGTGCCTCAACGAGCAGATGCAGGAGTGCACGGCACTTCAGTTCTCCATCACGGCCCACGAGCACGGCAGAGTGCTTGGGCTTATTTTGGGCGGGGTATTCTATGTCGTGTGGCTCGACCCAAACCACAGTCTGTATCCAATGAAGTAGCACACACTGGCAGAAGCAACTATCGGCGCTCGCGCGTGCTCCGTTTGGGATAGCCGGCGTACGGCGACGGCTGCCGCGTCAAAGGAGATGCCATGCACCGCAAAGCCGCCTACGCCCTGGTTGCCCTGGCCCTCGCTGTGTTACTCGCCGCCCCTTCGGTACTCGCCGATACCACGGTTCGCTTCCTCGACGTGGGCCAGGGCGACGCCATCTTGGTCCACTCCGATCCCGATACAGACGTGCTCATCGATGGCGGGAACTGCGGCACGCTCGCGCCGTACCTATCTACCATCCCGCCCCTTGATGCCGTGCTCTGGACGCACGCCCACGCTGACCACATCGGCGGGCTGCTCGACGTCTTAGGCTCGATCGAGTGCGCTATAGTCTACAGCAACGGTTTCGCGTACGACTCTGTGACATTCCGCAGTTTGGTGGGTGCGATCGACGCGAGCGATATTGCGTCAGTGACCTTGCGTGCCGGGGACGCACTCAACTGGGGCGAGTGTACCGCGTCTGTGCTGGCTCCTGGCCACGAGTACAGCGAACCCAATGACACCTCGCTTGTGTTGGAGCTTCGGTGCGGCGAGGTAGGCTTTCTGCTGACCGGTGACTCCGGCTTGGACATCGCCGCTCCCGCACAGGTCCTCAAGGTCGCACACCATGGCTCCGAGACAGCCACGAGTGACGCCTACCTGGGCGCGGTTGCCCCGGAGTTGGCGGTCATCTCAGTTGGCGCCGACAACCAGTACGGCCACCCCGAGCAGGTCGTCCTCGATCGCTTAACGGGCCGCTCCATTCCAGTCTACCGGACCGATCAGCTGGGCACTATCACAGTGACCACCGACGGACGCACCTACGCCGTCTGGCCGGCCATCCTTCAACAGTCGACCGTCTGTTTGCCAATAGTCCTGGGGCCACGATCGGCGCCTCCTACAGCCACCCCAACGGCGACTAGCACGCCCACGAACACTCCCGCCCCGACGAACACGGGCATGCCTACTGCTACCATCTCGGCAACGTCAACAGCGACGCGCACCTCTATAGCGACACCCAGCCCAACGGCAACCCATACCGCCACACCCACGCCTACCTCGTCGCCCACACAGTCTGCCCCGGCGGCCGTCATTGTGAACCCGACCTGCAGCCAGTGGGATGCGCCTGGCAACGACAACGACAACCTCAACGCCGAGTATGTCTGCTTCACCAACCAGGGCGGCGCCTCCGCCAGTATGGCTGGCTGGTGGGTGTCCGATGCCGCCGACCATACCTACCAGTTCCCGGGTTTTGCTTTGGCGGCCGGCGCTAGCGTTCGTGTTCACACCGGTTCTGGCACCAATACCGCTACTGATCTTTACTGGGGCAGCGGCAGCGCGATCTGGAACAACGATCATGATACTGTGACGCTGTACAACAGCGCCTGGCAGCTGATCGACGACTATGCCTACTAGCGCAGAGCCGCGCTAACCTCACAGCCGCATGGAGGCAACATGGCGAGGCGCATGTGTCCGAATGGCCACGACGTCAATGACAGGAAGGCGCTACACTGTCCGCGGTGTGGCGTCGAATTGCCTCCCATGCCCAAGCGCAAGAAGACCGGGTGCCTGATCGCCGGCGGAGCATTCCTCCTGCTCATCATCATTTCTGCGGCGCTGTCTGGCGGCGGCGATGATGATCCCACGCGAACAATCAGCTTGCCGGACGAGACTGCTACCGCTGCCATGGCCCCCACCTCAAGGAAAGCCGTGGCCACCGCTGCGCCTACCGACACTCCGGCTGGGACGAGCGTGCCAACCCGCACTCCCAAGCCTACGCGAACGCTCGTGCCTACGGTTGCACCCACCAGCACGCCAGACGCGAGCGTGGAAGCTAAGGAAGTACAAGCCCAGGTAATGAGTATATTCGAGCCAGCAGAAGAGGCGGCGGCCGCTCTCAAGACACACGCTGCGCTGATCGCGGAAGGTGAATCGACTGACGTCGTTAGGCTCTACCTCCTGGCCAAAGAGGCTCGCGATGCTTGGGATACTGCAGGAACGGCGCTGCTTATGTTGAGCGTGGAGGACGAACGGCTAGACGAAGCCGTGACGAGCCTGTGGATGTGCACCGTCAGCCGCGCAGAAGCGTTGACTGCCTTCATGGAGTACATCGATGATCAGAAGCCCAGCGACTTGGCCACCTACCAGGAGAAGACGAGCGAGTCAGAAGGTTACCTCCTGTATGGCCTAGCCCAAATCATCTCCCTTACGGGCGTTGCCGAGTAGAAGTCACCACGCGGACGGCAACTGGAGCCTGAAGCCGCGATAGATCAGCTAGCCATGGGCTCGCGCGCGACCGGGCGCAGTTATGCTCATATCCGGTCGCTTGGGGAGCGGCGATCGACGCGTACCACAGATCAAATGACTGTGATCATAGACTAACAGGGGAGGCGACCACGTGTACCCGTCGCGTTTCTTCGATGCGTTCCCCCCGTTTCCGTCAGGGAGCAAGGTCTTCGTCGCCATGAGCTTCGATCCACAGTTCAGTGAGCGGTGGGAGCGCGTTATCGCACCAGCGATTGGCGGCGTAGCGGTGAACGGGGATAGCTTGCTGCCAGTGCGAGTCGACGCTGGCAAGGCGAGCGAGTCCATACTGACTGAGATCCTAGACGGCATCGGCAACTCTCTGCTCGTCTTCGCAGACGTGACATCCATTGGGCAGGTCGGGAGCAGATCCGTCCGCAACGACAACGTGATGTATGAGGTGGGGCTTGCCCATGCGATACGTCAGCCCGAGGAGGTGCTCCTGTTCAGGTCAGATGATGACAAACTCCTCTTCGACTTGGCCAACGTCCGGGTGAACCGGTACGATCCTGAAGCGCACCCTGAGGAGGCGGTGCAGGCGGTACGGGACGCGATTGTCGATGCGATCCGTGCAGTCGATCAACTGCGCAACCTGACAGTCAAGTCGCGGGCAGAGGCGCTAGACTACGCTTGCTGGGAGACTCTCTTGGTGGCGTCCCAATCGGGCGAGGTTGCTGACCCTCGGTTGGTGACATATGGCGAGGTAGTGGCAAACAGCCGGCGTTGTTCGGCGATCTCCCGGCTGTTGGAGACTGGTGCGCTCCGGACCAAGTTCCGTCTGCTGACTCCAGAGATCGTAAAATCCGCCGATGACAGGTTGGGGTCTGACGTCCTCAGATACCAGCTCACCCCGCTGGGCGATGCGATGATTCGGTATGCTGGGACGATGATGGGTGTGGCGTCTCCCGAAGTACAGCCCCTTCTTCGAAGTCTCTCCGAGCAGACTGGAGTTGCGGGCGAGGAGCCCGTGGTGTAGCAATGAACACCCTTTACTACGGCGACAACTTGGACGTTCTGCGGCGCTATCTCCAGGATGAGACCGTCGATCTCATCTACCTGGACCCGCCGTTCAACTCCAACGCCACCTACAACGTCCTCTTTGCCGAGCAAGACGGCACCCGCGCCGCCGCTCAGGCCCTCGCCTTCGAGGATACATGGACGTGGGACCAGTCCGCGGTTCGGGCCTACGAGGAAACCGTAGAGGCGGGTGGCAGTGTGTCCAGGGCGCTGCGGGCCTTCCGTGAGCTCCTGGGCGACACCAATATGCTCGCCTATCTCACCATGATGGCGCCGCGGCTGGTTGAGCTCCGTCGCGTGCTGAAGGCCGCCGGCAGCATCTACCTGCACTGCGACCATACTGCCAGCCATTATCTGAAGATAGTACTGGATGCCACCTTCGGGGCCAAGAACTTTCTGAATGAGATTGTCTGGCACTACCAGACATCCAGTGGTGCGCCGAAAAAGACTCTGATACGGAACCACGACACGATTTTCCGGTACTCTAGGGGGCCAGCGAGGAACGTCACCTGGAATCCGCCCCGCGAGCCCTGGCCCGAAAGCACTCTGAAGAAGTGGCAGCGCGACGAAGAAGGCCGAATCTACCACATCCACAATGACACTGGGATGCGCTACTATATCGACCCGAATGGCAAGCTCATGGATGACGTTTGGGACATCACACTGGCCGCGCGCAGTAGTGAGCGTCTCGGATATCCCACGCAGAAGCCTGAGGCTCTCTTGGAGCGCATCATTCTGGCCTCCAGCAACGAGGGCGACCTGGTACTGGATCCTTTCTGCGGCTGCGGTACCACCGTGTGCGCGGCGCAGAAGCTGGGGCGGCGCTGGATCGGCATCGACATCACCCATCTCGCCATCGGGCTGATGAAGCGTCGTTTGCACGATGCGTTCGATGACCAGGTCAGCTACCAAGTGGTCGGTGAGCCCGTCTCCGTCCCAGACGCCGAGGAGCTCGCGCGCACTGACCCCTACCAGTTCCAATGGTGGGCGCTCGGCCTGGTGGGCGCACGTCCCGCCGATCAGAAGAAGGGCGCCGACCACGGCATCGATGGCGAGCTCCCCTTCCACGACGAAGCGGCTGGCGGGAAGACCAAGCGAGTGCTGCTATCAGTCAAAGCCGGCGGCACGTCCGTCGCCCATGTACGCGATCTGCGCGGCGTCATCGATCGCGAGGAGGCCCAGCTCGGCGTGCTCATCACCATGCACGAGCCCACCGCGCCCATGCGCGCGGAGGCCGCCAGCGCCGGCGTGTATGAATCATCATGGGGCAAGCATCCGCGCCTGCAGATCCTGACCATTGCCGATCTGCTCTCCGGCAAGGTCATCAACATGCCGCCGTTGCGCCAGGTGGACAGGACCTTCAAGAAGGCCCCGCGCGTGCAAGCGACTCCAGGCGAGCAGCGCGAGCTTGGTATCTAGCCCATGACCTACCGCGTCTGCATTCTCGCCGTCGTCTCTGATCCCAAGCAGGCCGCCGACGACAAGGCCAGTCTCGAAACCCAGGAGGCCGACGCGCGCGCCGTATGTCTGGCCCGCGGCTGGACCGTCGCTCTCGTCATCCGCATCCCCGGCCAGTCGCGCAACTACAACTGGCTGCACGAGCTCGTGCGTGACTCGGCCGGCTATGGCGAGATGGTGCGCCTGATCGAGTCTGAGACCATCGACCTGCTTGTGGTGAGGGACTACGACCGGCTCTGGCGTACCGACGCCCTCCGCGCGCAGCTCATGGCCCTCTGCCGCGAGCACCACGTGCAGGCGTTTTCGATGAATCAGCCGGTGGAGCCTGTAGCGCCCGAGCTCATGGCCGATAGCGACACGGCGCGTCTCTCCGAGGTGCTGTTCGGCTGGGTAAGCGAGCAAGAGAACCGCACCCGTGTCCGCCGCTCGCGCATGGGCATGCAGGCGCGCGCCCGTCGTGGCCTATACAGTGGCCCACGCCCCCCTTACGGCTACGACCTGGATCCTACCACCGGCCTGCGTCCCGATCCCGCCGAGGCCCCTTGGGTGGCCTGGATCTATGAGCGCCGCGCCGAGGGTTGGGGCTACGTCAAGATCATGAACGAGCTCGAGCGCCGCGGCGTGCCGGCGCCCAGTGGTGCGGTCTGGTACGCCTCCACCGTCGGCAACATCCTGCAGAACCGCGTGTACGTCGGTGACGTGCATTGGGGCTCTGTCCATGGTGAAGGTGCGCACCCGCCCTTAGTCGCCACAGAGCTGTCCGAGCGTGTCCGTGCCATCTGCGAGACGCGCTCCGCCTGGCAGTTCCGCGAACCAGACGCGCGCCGGCCCCTGGTGCGGCTCACTACCTGCGGCGCCTGCGGCTGGGCTTGCGGCTACGTCTACCGCACCGGCCGCGACCCAGTGATTCGCTGCAACAAGACCGGCAAAGTCTCGGACGGCTGTAAAGCGGGCCAGTGGTCGGCGTCGTGGGCCGAAACTGAGGTGCTGCGCCAGGTCCGGCAGGCGCTGACGGATCCCGAGGCTTGGGCCAGCTCGCGTGAGACGCCCGGGCAGATCGCAAACGCCCAGCAACAGGTAATGGCCATCGACGCTCAGTTAGGCGAGGTTGAGGCTCGCTATGCCCGTTGGGATAGCCTGTACGAGACCGGCGCCATCACCGCCAACGAGATGCTTCTGCACCGCCAAAAGCTGCTGGGGCAGGTGGAGCAGTTGAAAGACGATCGCGCGCGCCTGGAGGCGACACTGGAGGCGCGTCGCGCCACCGTGCAGCGCCTGGACGCCATGCGCGGCCTCGTGGGGACCCTCGACGCCCTGTCCCCTGGGGACCTGCGCCGCGTCTATGCCGCCATCATACGCCGCGTCACCCTCCACAAGCCCGCCGCTTTGGCGATCGACTGGCTTTAGCACTACCTGTTAGTCATCGTCCACACGCTCACTAATAGATGTAGCAACAGTTCGACGGCGCGCGCCGGTGGGTCAGTCCGACGCGCGCCGCCAACAAAGGAGGAGAGCCGCCCGCAAGGCGTCGTCAGGTCCCCCGAGCGGCCTACTTATCAGGCGGCGGTACTGCCGCCTGGTCGCTGTCCAACACGGTCATCTCGGCCTGCAGCAGCAGAGCCTTATCGCTGCGTTTGCCGATGCCTGCCAGCCCCAGAGCGTTCACGATCGTCTCATACCCAAATGTTGCCAGGCTTGCCGCCGCCAGCGCCACCAGGAACGCCGCATAAAGCGCTTCCCCACTGGGCCGCCACTGCGTCACCACGCACTGCGCCAGCATCACGAGGACGATGGCCAGCGCCAGCACCAGCAGGTTGGTGAACCTCCAGTCTGGCAGATAGTGCTTCAGCCACAGCCCCAGCAGGGCGGTCAAGATCGCCGCTCCTGCGATGGTCAGAACCGCCGCTGCATTGATCGGAAACTCGATGCCCATGTTAACCTCCTGCGCCTATCGTCACGATCCTTTGATGAACCCAATGCCAGTGGCAACCGCCAGCAGTAGTTCTACGATGCGCGTTTCCCAGGTCCGCGCCGCCGCTTGCGATTCGAGCACCGCAATCCGGCGCCCACGATCCTCCAGTACCTGCGTATGCTCGACCACCACGTCATGGTCGTGCTGTGCGCACTTGGCCAGCTCGTCCAAGCGCGAGATCACCGTGTCGAGCTTGGTCGAGAGAACCGCCATCGTCACTCTGCCGTTGTCGTTGCCCTCTGCCATGATGTGTTGCCTTTCTGCGATGTTGGGCTATCGCCCGTCCCTGGCGCACATTCTATCTACCAGTGCCGGGTCGACGCCGTGCGCCTTGTACCACTCAGCCGGATCCACGTACTCAAAGGCCGGGTCGCGCCAGTCCTGCGTCGGGCCGGTGATGGCGCCGATGCATATCTCCTCGTGCAGGTGTGCGCCGGCGTACTGGCCCTCAGCGTTGCCGATGGCGCCGATGGGCGTCCGGGGCTTTACGTGCGCCCAGATGCGCGTGTCGATGCGCTGGAGGTGCTTGCCGTGCCAGCAGGTGAGCTCGCCGTCCACGATGCCCACGATGATGATCACCTTGCCGTGCTTGCCGCCTGCGTTGGAGGCGTAGACCACGTCGCCCTCGAACGGTGCCTGCAGCGGTTCGCCCAGGTCGGTGTTGCCGCCCGTCTCCAGGTTCATGTCGCGCGCGCGCCGTGGATGCCCGTCGTATGGCCCGAACAGGCCATCGGCGCTGTACCACGCCTTGCCCGTGTTCACGATGGCCATAACCACTTGTGGCGGCTCCGCCGGCGGCGTCACCACCTGGGGTGGAGTTGCCGGAGGCAACTCCCCAGCAGAGTACTCTCCGCCGCCCTCGGCCACGATGATCGCCGCGATGCTGTTCACCTCAAAGTCCTGCCACTTCTTGTCCGTGATCTGCCCCGCCGTGAACACGCACACCCCCAGCACATTCGGGCAGGCATCGTAGACCGCCCCGCCGGCGCGCAGCTCCCCCAGGTACTGGTTTGGGCTGCAGTTCGGGTCCGCGTGCCAGCCCGGGAAGCCGAACGTGCGCCCGTTCTCGGTGAACACGTCGCGGCCGTACTCCGTGATGATGATCGGCTTGTCTTTGATGCGCGGTGACAGCAAGAAGCGTCCGATGTGCCAGCGGTTCTGCACGTCCGCGCCGTCCGCCATGTACTCATGCAGCGACAGCACGTCGCCCGGCTGCATGGCCTCCACGACCGGCCGATACTCGTTGTCCCAGTCCTCGAGCTCCGGCGTGCCCACGCTCCAGGAGCCCACGGCGCAGCGCAGCCCGTCGGCGTGCATCAGGCGCATCAGCTCGAGCAGGAACACGGCGTAGGCGGCGCGCTGCTCTCTCGGGATCTCGTTGTAGGCCGCCTCAAAGATCACGTTGGGATCACCGGCCGCTATGGCCAGCATCTCTGCGCGGTGCGCCGCGTACCAGTCGCGCGCGTTCTGGACGGGGTTATTGAGCGGCTGATCGTTCAGCCACCACCGGATGACGATCAGGCAGGCGGGCCCTACATGGTCGCGCACTTGCTGCTTGTACGCCACGCTGGCATTCACCAGCTTGACCACACGCGGCTTGCCCAGGTTGCCACTGTAGCCCGACAGGATGTGTAGCCCGACTTTTTGTAAACTCACTCCAACGCCTCCCCTCCCCAACTCACCACCGCCCAGCTTGTGCACAAATCCGGTGCCCCCTCGTACAGCGCCACGATGCCGGCGCAAAAGCCCCTGCACCGGATCCGCCCGCCATCGTCTGCGAGCAGCGTGTACTCGTCCGTCAAAGGCGCCCCCAGATCGAGCGCGTACAGCCCGATGCTCAGCAGCTCGTCCTCCTGCGGCAACGTCTGCGGCTCCTCACGGTTGCCGAACCAGAGCATGTTCCGCGCCGCCGCCGCGATGGTCTGCAGCTCTCGGTACGAGTAGGGCCACTGAGCGTCGCACTGCTTTGTCGGCAACGGCGGCGCCGGTGATGGCGTTGGTGGATGTGTCGGCGGCATCGGCAGCGTGGCCGTCGGTATGTCGGTCACAGTGGGCGTAGCCGTTCTAATCGCCGTCGGCGTCCACGTCGGTGTACGCTTGCTGGTTGCTGTGGGCTCCGCCGTCCAGCTCGGGTACACTCGCGGCGTTCTGGTCGGTTGCGGTGTCCATGACGGCCAGCGCACGGTCGCTGTCGGCGCTCCGTCAACCATCATCGGCACGCTCCCCCCTCGGCCGGCGACCTGCTGCCCGCACGCCATCAGCGGTGCGCTCAGAAGCA